AAAAACATATTCAGTATTTATATAGAATGACCAGTAATTAGGTACTTGCGTAACAATATAATTTCCATATACCGAATTTCCTCCAACAGATACTTCATTTGGAATTGAAAAAGTATCACCAACATTGTATCCATGATCAGCTAATATAACCATTACTATAACAGAATTGTCAATAGGAACAAATACGGGAGTCAATCCACTATTAGAAAGACTACCTCCGCTAACATACGCTCCAGGCGTCGATTGATATGCGTTTATTATTACAGATGTAACTGTGCATGATTGAACGATACCGCACCCATTCCATCCAACCGGATTTATGCCCGTATAAGAAACTCCCTCTCCTACCAAAAATGGCGGAGATGTTTGCAACGCAAATGTAAAAGTAATTGATGCTAAATTACCACTTACAGAAGACGATCCGCCAGTTATAGCTAAAGGTGACGTTAATGTTGTATATTTTGGATAAATTATATTATCCAACTTGTCTAAAGCATAGATATATATATCAAATGCGGTAATAGAATATATATTATATAAACCAAAAATTACTAATCCGCCGACACTTACGGGAGTGCTAACATATATCTGCGTAACTCCAGCTGGAGGAGATGTAGAGTTGTTTTTTATAATTATAAATCCTGACGGATCAGCGACGAAGTTTACCCGCGTATAGCCAGATGAGACTTTAGGTGTGATATCATAAATATTATTTGCATTAGTAGATGCGGTAGTTATCCCAGAGCCATTGGTAAGACAGGTTATCGCGACTAACGACGTTGATTGCGTATTCGATGTCCCGTAGGCAATCCATTTGTTTGCGTTAGTGTCTTCCCAACCCCAAATCGCGCGGACAACCGAAGTAATCTGCGTCGCGTAGAACTTCGCCCAACCTCCGAGTTTTTCGACTAGGGTAAGCCCCTGCGGATCGGGTTTGAGCCGCACAAGCTGCGTCTGAGAAATCCCAGCAGAATTCAGGGCATTTGTCTCGTTGACTACGACTCCCCCGGTGATTTTCAGCGCGTTATGAGGCATGAGTTATCTACTCGGCGTCGCTACGGGCGATTGCGATTGCGACGACCAAGCCGCATCGCGGAATTTCTTTCTATTCTCAAGCTCCTTTGCGCTAGCCAAAAGCGTTTGATACTGAGTTTCGTACGATCCCGGCATTTCTGGATCATTAGAAGTAGGTAAAAAGTTTCTTTGAAATTGCGCAATATAGACCATACTAGCATTAATCAACAAATCAGGGTAATTTGTTGATATATACGTCGTTCCGGCCCCATTTGTGCCAGCGGTCGCATAAAGGGATTGCAAGTTTTGCGTACCCGTAATCGTCAAGGCATAGTTCTGGTCAGGGTAAGGACCAAAAAGCAGGTTTGCCGATGTATTACCACCAGTTGCCTGATCACCACCATATACCGCGAGCCATAAAGGAGGACCAGTATAGGAACTGTCGTTATAAGTGTTCTGAATTATCTCTTTTGACGTAGGTAACAACGGCACATTTGAAGTTCCGCTCGTATAAGAAACCGTTTGTATCGTCTGTAGATCATTAACAGAAACCGCAAGCGTATTCGTTCCTGCCGTAAGATTATAAGTCATGTTGACAACGACAGAATTTAACAAATCTAAATCACGCTGAATACGCAACTCGGCATAATTCAGCATAGACGGAATCATGGCCTGCGCAGCCGTGTCAACGGGCGTCACCACGCCTCCGACCGTCGAATAGTTTAGAACTGCCATCGTGCATATTTGCGTGACGTACATATTATACGTCAGAGCATTTGTGTTAGGATTTGTCATAGCCCAAACCACTTGACGGTCGGCGCGACGGTATAGCTCGGCGTCCATGTCTGCCCTGGGCCAACCGTCAAGCAACCGATCGTCAAACCCGTTGTGGTTCCACCAACTGCAAGCGCCGAAACCGCGCCGCCGGTGATGCAGATGCTAACAGGAAACGGGTAGGTGTTCGTCTGCGCAACCGTCGTCGCGGGGATCGACGGCGCTCCGCTCAGATACCCCGTAGGGTTGAACCCTGGAATGTACTCAAAAGCCTGCTGCGCAGACGTCGTGTAGTTGACGATACCCGTTCCGCCTGCGGTCAGCGAGCCGCCGGTGAAAGCGACGCCAACACCCGCAGCGGAGCTATCAATCGCGTAAGCGCCCGATCCGGGGATGATGACGTTCCCCGTACCGTAGATGAGCGTCGCCCCGCTGGAAATCGTGATCCCGCTGAAAGTCGCCCCGACGTTCTCGACGTGGTTGTTGCTTATATCCCAGTCAACGGGTCCGCCTGTCACTCCACTGAGGAAGTTCGCAAGATAAATCCCGTCCTTCGTCGAGCCGACGACGGTGTTGTGGTTGAGCGCAATGCGCGACTGCGCGTATCCCGCGGTGTTAGTGTAGATACCCCAACCCGTTGGGGTCATGACATGGTTCCCGTTGACCTGCTCGTCGCGAAGTTGCCCGAGCAGCGCGATGCCGTTCTCTACGCTGCTATAGGACCAATTTTCGTTGATCTGATCGCCGAAGGCCAAGCCACAAGTCGCGGACGGCGCGGAATAGGCCCCGGCAATGATGAAATCGTTCCCGTAAGCCCGATTGTTGTAGAGTTTGAACCCGGAATGACACGGGTCGAGATCGAACCCATCCCAGAGCCTCGGGTAAGTAATCGTGATCGCGACCGGCGACCCCGCCGACCCAACCGTCTGTGAGTTGTTGACGGTGTAGGTTCCAACGCCGCCGGTCCCGGTGCCGACCGAGGTCAGGTTCGTTGACCCCGCGACGCCGGCCCCCGTCACGACGTCCTGAGTTATCGGCGATATCCCGACCGCGACCTGTCCCGATGTGACAGACAGGATTGTTAGCGTGGTCCCGCTGATGTATCCCTGGCCTACAAATGGCACGATCTTTGAACACGCCCGCGCAACGTTGTTGTGCCAATTCCCGTCCTGCGCGAACTGCCCCGGCGTGCCGAAGGAGTAGTAACAGTTTGTAAAAACATCATGGACGTAATTCGCATCAATGTCTGTGTTTATACCTGCGTCTTCGATCCCGTTGTCAGAAGTAGCTATGACTTCGTTGTACTTCGCTTCCGCGAACTGGACGCCCGCGTTAATCAGGATGCCATCGCTGCGCCGGGTAAATGGCGCGAGCGCCCCGCCGTTCACCAAACAATGATAAATACCGGCGTGGTTTCCGTTGAGCGTGACGACTGGAGTTCCATTGATCGACGGCGCAACAAACCCGGATGCGCTGTCGCCGTCGCATTCGATCCTCACGTCTGCCGGAACCGATACGAAGGCCGTGTAGTTTAACCCTGCCGGAATATGCAGCGTCCCGCCGGCCGTACCAAGCGCAGCCATGATTGCAGTGAATTGCGTTGTCGAGGCAGAACCCGTTGGCGCGCCCCAAATGTTAGGCGTCGCCGAGAATTTACTAAAGTCCGCGACATAGCATCCTGCTACAGATTGGATTTGCGCGCCGTTATCAGCATTGGCGCACGTTCCGCCGACTGTAAGGTTATACCACGCAGTCCCGCCGTCGCCTGAGGTCGCGTAGTTGTCACGAATGATCGCCGGGTACAACGTCGTGTTTGTGATTGCCTGGACTGCGGGTGTATTTACGAAATGCGGAGTAGCGCCATTAGACACCGCCGTTCCGGCAGGCAATGTAGCCGTCCCTGTAACCGTAAGATTGTTGAACGTCGGAGACGGATAAGTTTGCGCCATAGCCGACGATGCGAGCAAAGAAGCGGCAAAAACCGTCAGCTTACGCAAAAGATACCTCCATTGATCCAAAGCCTATTCGGGTAAAGCGGCATCGAGGCCGGTACAACCGTTGTGTATGATCCTCCCGGCGTCACAGAGACAACCCCGCCGTCACTCCAATAGGTTCCAGAAGTGAGCGGGACGGTCGTCGGCAATGGATATCGACCGCCCGCCGTTACGCACAGAACCCCGGCAACGCCGTTCGCAGAATATGGATTAGCCGTATCGACCCAATACAGACCACCGCCAGCAGGAGGCGTCCTAGGTAGGTTTGGAAGCGCGCCAATGCTGCTAAGCTGGCAAAGGAACAAAAGCTCGTTTGGATAGCCTGTTGGCGAATAGGTTACGCCTTGAGGCCCTTCATCGGCGACATAGAACTCCGGCCTTGGATTGATAATAGGTAGCGGATCGGCAGGAATAAAAATAGATCGGGCTTGCTCTTGCGGAGTATCGTAACACCGATCACAAACTAGAATGCGGAGATTTTGCAGCTTCGTACCATTCCAGTCGTACTGATACTTTAGATCGACGTGGTTATAACGAAATCCGCAACGGTCGCAAATAGCATGCGCTTCCGGCGAGCGAGCATTTGTTCTAGCTCTGCCGGCGCGACTGGCGTAAGCCATTTACCTATAGTACCCCGATAGTTGAGGAGAAACATAAAAATCACTATTTTCCGTGTTCGTCAATGCCGCCGCCGTCCAAGCCGCCGTAGCCGCCGCCGAAAGTCCCATTGCGCGCTCTGGAGCCCAGCTAATCGCAAGCTCAGCCGCCAGACCCTTAGCAAAAGCATTTAACCAAAGATAAGGAATGTCCGCCACCTGACCATTTGTGAACGCCGCATCCTGAATTTGCAACACGGCATAATAAGTGAACGAAACCTCGTTACCGTCAGGAACGGGATAAAAGTTGATAGTCGGCGTCAACGTGCGATTGTGCCAATAAACCGTTGGCGGCGCTTGCTGCGTCGGATTTGGATAGCTAACATATTCCGTCCGAGAGACAGGGAAAAGATAGCGGTTCGTGTTCGCCGCGCCGCCAGGGACGGTCATGTAGAGATCGAGGATTTCAACCAAGTTCGGACTGACCGAATATGTTGCGGTTCCCTGAACGAAATTGACTGTAGTTGGCGCGACCTTCCAGAGATTGACGCCTTTATTCGCCCAATCCCCTAAGACAAAGTTAGCCGCCATTCTGGCGCTTTCCATATGCTCTTGCAACAACGCCGTAGGGCGAATGCCGCACATATGGAAAGCTTGGATGGTAAGTTGAGCAATCGACGGATTGAACGAGTAAGTCCCGCTCGACGACGCCATTAGACGGGAGCCACGCCAGATTGCATGATGTTCGCTCGAACAGACCCGGTTCCGCTATTGAGCAAAATTCTCCCATATCGAGGAGGAGGATTGCCCGCTATGGTCTGCGTAGTCGTCGCGCCGACAACGTTGGTTGAAACGCCCGTGCTATCCCACACGAAAGAAGCCCGGCTTACAAGGTACTCTATGTCATCCCCGCTTGTCTGATAAGTGTAGTTGACGGTCCCGACCGCGACAAACTGAGCCGTAACGCCTGCCAGCGCCCATTCGTCGAACCTGATCCAAGGCGAACCCGCAACCGAAGTCGTGCCAACCGTAATCGTCGAAGCCGTCGCCGCAGACGCGACAATGGAATAGACAACCAAATAATCCAAAACAGAAGATGCGGTAGCCCCGCTCGCTCCCGTCACAACTTCCGAAATAGGCGCGTTAGCCCAATCCAAGCCGGTAATCGTGAACGTAATTCCGCTATCGTTTCCGTTCGACGCAATCCCAATGCGCCTGGCCGTATCGAGCGTGACGACGGTGTTACCGTAGATCGTGGTCGATGATACCGTTTGAGACGCACTAACGGTATAAGTCCCGGCTTGGTTCGTCGTGGTGGAAAGCAGGCCCGTAACCTGGGTATTTGCCGAAACACCAAGGCCGTTGAGCAGAAACCCGCGATTGAGATACCCAGAGGTCACAGCCGAAATCGTCAGCACATTGCCCGAGCCAATCGAGCCTGTCCCGACAAACGTGCTGGACGCCAACGTGCCATTAAGCGCGACCGTACCGCCGCCCGTAGGGATCGTCTGAGACGTGGCGATATTGTTCGCGGAGGCCGCAACAAGCGGCCCCACGGTCACGACAACAGGGCGCATTGGCTGTCCTTACTCGTCGTAGCCCTTGGTTTCGCGCTCGGTAGACCGTCCCTTGGGATTGGTCCCCTTCAAAGCCGAGGTGAACGGACTGGCCTCGCATCCGCCACCAGACGCGCGACGCTTGCGGCCGGCGTGATGATGAGCTTCCATGCCCTCCATGCCGACTTCCTTGTGAGCCTTGCCGCCATGAGCGCGTTTGATCCGTCCGCCCTTCTTGGCTTTCATTTCTTCGGCTTCCTTGCCGACGTTGTTCGGTGCGGACATATCCTTCGGATCGTCCTTCAAATCCTTCTCGGCGTCGTCATCGCCGCTATCGGCGGATTCCGCGCCCTTGCCTTTGTCATGCTGTTCGTGAGCCGCCTTGCCGCCGCTCGCACGATGCTTGCGGATATGCGCCTCAATCTTGGCCTTGGTGCAAGCTTCAACCATGTGTCTGCCCTCCTTACAGGGTAGCGTACTGAGGCTGGCCGAACAGGCCTACGCCAAGAGTTCCGACGCCCATTGCGGCGGGGTTAGGTGACTGCGTAACAATCAATCGCAGCGTGCCATTGGAGGCCGTTTGCAGCGCATAAGTCCCACGCACATCGCCCGTCGAAGCCGTTGGCGTGGTCGTGACCGCAGCCGTATATCCGGTCGAAGACGCAATGCCTGCGGAGTTGAAATACAAGCTCACGTCCCATTCCGTCCCGACAACAGGCGTAAAGTTGTCAGACCGTATTGGAAATCCGACGATATCCTGCGTTCCAACCGAATAAGAGCCGGTTCCGTCCGTTTTGCTCGGCGTCACGCTCTGGATATACTTCCAAGCCTTGACGCCGTTCGTTGTCGTCGCCGACGTGCCGGAAGTCGTGATCGTTTCCGTCATCGACGTTCCATACACATCAGCCCCGACAACCGTAAAGACGTTGCCCGCCACCTGAGACGTGGTGGACGTGATCGAAATAGCCCGCGAACACATGGCCTCGGGAAGCCAAAGCATGACAGTCCCAGCAGACCCATAGGGGAGAGCGTTCAGCGTTCCCCTCGCGAGCAGACCCGTACCCGGCGCGACGCCAAGAATACCTGTGAAGATGCCTGTAACCGTGTCGCTCGTTGCCGTCGCGGTCGCATTGGCGCTCAGGAAATAGGTTCCGATGCCGCCATTGCCCGTGCCGTAGCCGACGATATAAGCGCCAGTCGGGATATTCGCCGCCGTCGTGCTATCGGTCAAGACCATGCCTATAGCCAAACGATTATAGCAAGCGCCGCCACCCGCCGCGACCGCCGTAACGGTCATGACATTCGATCCGCTCGTCAGGTTCGCCGTTACCGACGCAACAAGAGGATCAATGCACAAAGCGTTCGTCAGCGAGGACGTAGTAAGGCCGCCGAATAGCGTGCCATTGACGCCGACCGCAAGACCCGAGACGGTCGTAGAGGCCAGCATCATCGCAGTTCCCGCCGTGACGTTCGCCGCAGCCGCAATGATCGTGTTCGATTTCGTCATCGGAATGACGTTCATCGTGTTGATCTTGGTTGTTCCCAACCAACCCAACGTCGGAGCGCCAAAGTTCTGGCCCGGATCGTAGGTGTACGCCGGCCTAGGATCAAGGATATGGTAGCCGCCATACGAAAGCGATGGTCCAAGCTCGGGGTTGTAGTCAGGGACATATCCGAAGTTCGGAACTTGCCCATAAGCTACGACAGGCCCTTGAAACGCGCTGATGCTCATTTAGGCGGCCCCTTCAATCGGTATGACATTAGAAGCATCCTTGTGTTTGTCGAGGTAATCGGCTGCGGCGCGAAGGAGCGCGGGATCGTCGTTAAATGACCCAAGGCCGACGTTGCATTTGTGGCAAAGCAGACCACGAACTTTCCCGGTCGCGTGGTCGTGGTCAACGTGAAGGGCGACGGCGGAACCATCAACCTTGTGTCTGCGGCTTTCTTCTTTGCCGCAAACCTTACAAACTCTACCTTGAGAGACAAGCATTTGCTCATGCTCGCCAAGCGTCATTCCGTAAACGTTTTTCAGCGAATACGCCCGGCCATCCTCGGATGACCGCGTAGAATGCTTTTTTCCTTCAAGACGGACAGACTTAAACTCGCCTTCCTTCAGGTTTTTAATCTTGATATCCAACGTATCGCCGTTCTCGAATAGAACCCTAGTCTTAGGCCATTCTCCGTGCACCAGAAGCCAAGCTATGCGCGCCGCCGGGATCGGTACACCATGCAACCAAACCCAACGATAAAACGTATGTTGACCGCGACCGTCTGTAGCTTTTCGGACAGTCGTAGCATCCGACCCAACCTTACCGCGTTGCCCCGAACGTTCTCGGCGAAGCATGACGCCGGTTTCAGGATCATACGAAATGTACTGCGCAACTTCCTCTCTGGTCAGGTTTACAGACTTCGTCATAGCGCCTTCTCTCTCTTCCAGAGAGAACGCACAATAAACGGAGTTGTCGGTTTCGTCAAGCATCACGCAAGACCTGACAAAGAAAAATTAAGAGGTAGGAAAACTGCCAAACAGGCTTCGCCAATTATAATAGCCGAAGCTATATCTCTCGTATGCTTTCACCAAAAGATTATCGGTGACGAAGTCTACCTGCATATCCGTCTCGAACTTGACGCGCTCCATGTAGGCGAGGCCGTCGATGTTTGTGAGGACGAACCATGCGTAGGATGACGTGAGGAAGTCCATGACCATGTAGCCTTCGGGGAGGCCGCCTGCGGTCGTATGGATGGCGTTCGCGTCGTGGTCGGCGGTGCCGGGGCGCAGTTCCGTCTTGGTCAGTCGGATGGCGACGGGTTCGAGTTGCGGCGGGACGATCAGCTTGCGACCGCGCGCGAAGACTTTGAGGCCGGCCTGGTCTCGGAAGTTGACGCGGACGGCGACCATTGCGTTGAGCATGGTTGCTTCGTTGAGGTCCGCCTGCGTCGAGAACGTGTTCGCGAGAGAACCGTAGTCGGACGGATGAGCCGTGGAGCAGAGCGCGACGCCATCGCCGCCGACCTGGGTATTATAGGTCTGCGCCGTGTTGAAGGTGTTTGCGGCGTAAATTTCCTTCGTCTGCTGGAAGCTTTCGATAAGCCCTAGATTGGAAGGATGAAACTGCGTTTTGTAAACGTTGTCGTCGATGGCCTTGCGCGTGATTGCATAGCCAAGGCCGATCTCGACGTGCTCTTGGTTGTAGATGTAACGTTCGCCAGCGCCGTTATCGAAGGCGGTTTGGCCGCCTTCGGTTTTGAGCTGGGCAAGGCCGAGGAATCGCATTTCAGCCGTTCGCTCGAACGCGAGCTTGCTATCGTGCTTCGCGTAAACCTTGTCGTACTGAGACGGGATCATCTCGTACTTTCCTTCGACGCCCCTCAGACCGGGGAGAAGAAGGTCTTTGATTGAACTGAGGTTAACAGCCATCTGCCTTACTCCCTAGTTAGATGCCGGCGAAGGAACGGGGAAGGGCGTTGTTAAAGCCCACGATGATGCGGTTGTAAGCCGTCGTCGAATCATTGCCGTTGATTGACGCTAGAGGACTGGTTGCCCCTGGAACGTAGTTTTTCAAGGCGATGATGCGGAACGGTAGGAACGCATTTCCCGCAGGACCGACGCCAGAGTTTCCGATCAGGGAATACTGGTCAGCCAGGAATGTTGAGAGGCCGTTGGCCGTGTTGCCGTTCGTCGTCGTGACGCCCGACTGATTGTAGTGGAAGCCGATGTTCTGCCCGACGTTCGATAGGCCGAAGGCCGTAGCCGTCGTGTTGCTGTTTCCGGTCATAACCTCGAACTGCGCGTTCGGATCGGTGATGACATAAGCCGTCACGTCGCCGTTGGCGTCAGAGCCGGGCCAGTAGTTGCGGAAGGACGTATATTTGTTCGCCGTCGAGAGGTATTTGCAGCCGACGAAGATACCCGTGATCGGGGTAATGATCGTAACCGTACCGGACGCGGACGAAGTTCCGTTGATCGTCGCGGCGGCGTTGGCGCAAACCGCAGTCGTGGAGGACGACGACGTGACGGTATATGTGCCGTTGAGGTTGCCAGAGGTCATGGTCGAACCCGTGATAATCAGGGTTGAACCAACCGGGGGAGCCCAAGTCGTCGGAACCACGCCGCCCGTCGCCGTGGTCGCCGTGTAGGTGACGGTCAGAGCGCCCGTGGTGGCGTTCGTGGTGATCGCCGTGGCGGCAACCGTCAGCGTGACGGGACCGTACCCCTGGACGAGATAGCCGGTTCCGAGGCCGGTAGCGCCAACCGCCTGAGTGACGGGATCGCCGAAAAAGATGGGCTGGGTATTGCCGCTCGCGATAGCAAGCTGGGTCTGTTCGTAGGACGGCGTAGTGCCGGTCCCCTGGTACTGCCAAAATCCAGTCGGCGCAAACGTGTTCGCCATGACGGAACTCCCTGTGAGGGAGGCTCATCATCGCGCGCCGGGCCGACTAGAACCGTGGGAAGGTTTGAAGCCGCCACCGGGGAGGCTTTAACGTGCGTTAGACGCAAAATTAGGTAGTTACGCGGTTACACTGTTTTCTGAGGGTTGTCAAACGCTAGTCCGGCACCTTCATCGCGAGCGAGAAATCGCTCTTGATCTTCGCCATCGGCGTTCCCTTGTTGTGGCCCTCAAAAGCCCCAACGGGAGCGCCCTCAAGCTGTTCTTTCTTGGATCGCATCTGCGTCCGAGCCGCCTGCAAATCCTGCTTTTTGGCGAAATCGGTAACTTCCGCAGGACGCTCCATAAGCTGCAGGCCCTTACGGACGATGTTTTTGTCCGTCGAGCCAACAGGCATCATTTCGGGATGACGCGAAGTCGGCACCGGATCCCAACCAAAGCGCGAAAGCTCAATCTGGCGAGCCGCGTTCGTCATACCCATGACGGTTAGCTCTTTCCATTCGTAGGACCATCCGTCAGGCACGATGGATTGATCGAAGTCGAAATCGCCGGCCTGTTCTCCGAAGTTTCCGACGTGTTCTAGGATTTGCCGCGTTCGTTCTGCCGCGTCTCGGCGGGGATCGGTTGATCGCATGTCGGGGCGCTGAGCGGGTTTGACTTTCTCGTCCATAATCAACCCCTCCAAGTAACGGCTTTGACAGCCCACATTTGCGCAGTCTGAGCTTCGGTGATGGCGATTGAGCAAAGACGCACCATTTCGGGATTGTCTCCCCGCTTGATGTAACCTTTGCGGAAATCGTCCATGTGGTCGATTATGTCGGCATAGAGGCGCTTGAGTTTGTCAACATCGCCATTGCTCGACGGATTGAAACTTAGACCAACGGCGCGCTCGCCGTAGGTTTGCGGTCTATCTACGCCTTCCATTATTTTGCCTCATCAAAGTTGA